TCAGCTCAAGGGAGTTCTGTCCGGTCTCCCTGAAATTACAAATGCTATTGGGTTCCGAATGAAGGTAGGACGAAATAAATTGGTAGATGGCTTTCTTAATGATAAAATAATGCTCATGGCATTGGGTCAGGGTCAAGTGCTCATGCCGATGCTCCCATCCACTGATGCGTATCCCAATGGGGTTCCGGTAAATGCTCAGGGTGGTCTGTTCAACCCGAACACCTCTACCGCCTTTGTACCAGCCCAAGTTTCCACAGTGCAGCCGCTCGTCAGGGCCCCTATCGAGGACTCAAACTTCAAGGTTCTTCCGAACCATATGCGTGATCTAAACGAGAATGTTCCAGTCCCCCCTTTGGCTCCAGAGCCCCTCACGGAAAAACGCAATCTAGGCTTCAATGCAGGCGGCGTGTTATCCCTTGAAGCCTTTGGACCTCAAGAACAATATATTTCAAATATTCACAACTTTACAGAGAGCCAGTGGACACCAAAATACGAGCAGTATACAAACTCTGTTCTGTACCAAGATTACCTAAATTTAACCCCCATTTCTTCAAACTCCTTTATTCAGGCATCTTCACCTGGAACGTGTATTGTTCAAATACAGCCAAAAAATCAGGGCGATCTGTTGGCGAACATGTTCCTTCAGTGCACCTTGCCTGGCTTACCAGCCGGTAGCAGCTACACCAATCAGATAGGTCGGGCCATTATTCAGCAGGTTGATTTTATTATTGACGATGTTGTTGTAGAGTCTATATACGATGACTGGCTCTTTATCAAAGATCAGGTATTCCTTGATTATGATGAGCAAATAGGTATGTTTAACCAGGTCAACGGAGGTCAGCCAACTGGTACAACTGGTATATCACCAACAACTCCAGTGCCGCTTACCATACCACTCGAGTTCTTCTTTTGTAGAAGGCACAGTGGTGGAAATAAAGGACGTGAGCGCCTCCGAAAACCCTTCTTCCCCTTGTGTGCCCTTTGGGGAGGACAAAGAGTTTATATAAAATTTACTTTTAGACCTCAATACTGGTTTACAAACTATTCAGGAACTCTGGATATACAGAACCCTATACTTTTGATTGAGTATGTGAAGATTACGGATTCTGAGAGAATGTATTACAGAAACTCACCCCTCCGGTATATAGTTCCTGTCGTCAAGCGCGATGGCACGGCACCCTATGCAGGTACAGTGACTACAAATATCAGCGCAAATTTTCCAGTACAAATGATTGCCTGGTTTATTCGAAACCAGGCCTATGAATCAACATCATCTTCATATTATGCCGTAAGATACCTTTATGGTTACGCTACGCAATATCAGACGGCGGCTATTCCACTAAACTTTGGAGCGGCGTCACAGACCACTTCAGTCAACTACACAGATGTTATCCAGGCGGTAAAGATTACAATTAATAATCAGGATATTCTAGACACATTCGCCAACGGGCCTTACACATCCTTTCTGCAGCCTATGCAGCACGGTCTGTCCGTTCCTCAAAAGAATATTTACATGTACTCATTCGGATTGAATATAACAGAATACAATTCGGGTGGGTATCTAAATTTTTCAAAAATTAATTCACAAACTTCCAATCTGACAATTACATTCTTACCACAGTATGCCACGGCGCTTCAGAGTTACAATCTGTACCTTTTCTACTATGGGTTCTCGGTTTTACAGTTTAAGAATGGTTTTGCGGGCGTATCTTATCTTTAATCATGTAGTCAATGATGCCATTGGTCAGGCACCACTTGATAAAATTAAGTTGGGCTACGGTCGTGCTAAGGCCCTGAAACTCTATGCGCTCCGTCCTACAAAAAGGATCAAAAAGTTTCTTAGAGTATCCGTCAAGACTCGACTTATAAGCAACATGGACAGTGAAGGGTCGGCCTGTAGGGGAGTCGTATGTCACGTGGCGATTCTTTGAATAGTTTGTCACGAACCACTCCAGGTTCCTAAGGGAAATTCCTTGTGACTTGGTCGTGAGGATATCTTTGAGCTTTGTCGAGTTCTCGGGCTCAGAGTAAAACTTCGTGAGAGACTCGAGCAGAAGCTCTGAGCGACCTTGACTCATTAGTTAGTAGGGCCCTCAAATGTTTAAGCCTGGAGCCTCAAGCCGAAGGCTTGGTCTCGTGAAAGAGGCCCCGCGGCCTCCCTCGGTCTAAATGTTTAAGCGAGGGCGTGAAGAAACCTTTTCACACGCAGGACAACCCGCCAGGAAAAATGGCGGTAATGTGTGCGTGTGAGGAGTGACCGACCCTGCCGGGTCAAGACCAGGCTCATCTTTCATCCTCACAATTGGCTTTTGGTCCCTGTGTGACTTGCAGTAGCCCTCGAACCTCGCGTGCCGTGTACACCTCTTGCCCGAGCCAATCAGGCCAAGACACTGACCAGTAGTAACCTCAAGGGTCGCCGTCTCCTTCATCAGTTTCTCATAGGAGAGCCGATATGTTTTTGAGATGTGATGCAAGACAACCGCCAGACGATCAGAGACCCGGCGGTCGACCTCTGTCTCAACGGCTTGCATGATTGTTTGTTCCATCTCCTTACTCATGACTCGACCGCCTTCTTAAAATAAGAATCTATACTTTTCATCTTGGAATCGTACGTGCCTTTTTTGTTGCCCGCCGTTGCCGCCCCAAATATGAGACGCTCGGGACAAGCACCCACAAGGGGTTCAAGCAGGTCACATATGGGCTTCTTCATCTGGTTCAAGAAATAGTATTGGTAGTCGATCGGAACTCCCTTCTCTTTGGCCCATTCAGGGTCCTCCGCCTTCTCATAGAGCTTTCCTGGGCCCTTGGCAACCACAAAGGCGACACGGTCACCTTGCTGAGGCTCCGAGCCTGGTGCTCTAGAGCGAATTTTGTCCCTCACGGCCACATGCGGCATAGGAACCTTGTAGTCGGAACCAAGCTGCTTGCTCATCAGAAGCTTGTCGACTGTGACCTTTCCGGAGGAGAGATCTTCAGAAGCCTGGCGAGCGAATGCTATGACGGGCCTCGGGTCGCTGCTCTCGAGCATCATATCTAGAAGCTTCTTGAGCGTCTCGCGGACAAAGGGGCAACTATCTCTCCGAACAACCTGGAGACCCTTGATGTCCACCTTTTTGAAGACGACAACCGTTGAGCCGTCTGGCCGTGTCTTTCCCTCCCACATCTTGGCTGCGTAGCGCTTCTTGCTGTACAGAAAGTAGGGACAATAGACCTTCTCGAGCTCTAGATCATTCGGCGCCTTGAAGAGTTTCGTACACTGTTCGGCTGCCAGCAGACCCTGCTCCCACGAGTAGTCAATAGCCTCTTGACCTGTACGCCCCTGTACATCAAATTCAACCATTACTGAGTCAGTATCTCCGTACCTTACGTTCGCCCCTGGAAAGTGAGCTTCCACGTAGTTTTTCGTCTCCTCAATCATCTGACGACCTCTCATCGTCACGGTACTCGCGATTGCGATCAGAGGGAGCATCCCCTTGCCGGCCCCAGTAAAACCGTAAATGGAATTCATACTGATCTTGTAGGCGAGCTGCTGGCCGTTATAGACCGCCTCCATCGGCGTCCCCTCTGCAGTCGCCATCAGTTTCTTGGCCTTTTTGCGGAAGGCTTTGAGGTCCGTGAGAATAGAAGGCAGTAGGCTGACTACTGGATTTCCGTCCGCATCCGTCTGCGCAAAGGTGTGCTCTCCGTACTTTTCGTACGTAACCCCTGGCAGGTTCGCATACCGCTTGTCCATCACGAGTGTCGAGTAGCACAGGTTGTGTGCGACCATGATACTCGGGTACAGAGAGGCAAAGTCCAGTGCCGTGATGGGAGTGTAGTATGCGCCAGTCTGCGCCTCCAGAACCGTCGCGCCCTCATAGCCATCCACTGGACCTTCGGGTCGCCGAATGGTCGGGATGAGAAAGCCGAGCTGACGCGCCTTGTACGCCATCTGGCTGAAGACCTTGATCTGCTGGCCTCGCTCGCTCAAGAAAGACAGAGGGACCCAGCACGCCTTGGCCATCTCGATCTGGTTCTGAAGCTGGCAGACCTTGGCCATAATCTTGTGAGGCAGGACCGTATCCTTGATGCAGTACTCGGCCACCTCGCCGAGGCGCTTGGGGTCTCCCTCTAGAAATCGGGAAAAGATCTCCTTGACGGGCATATCCATCTTTTGGTCCTTGAGGAAGTGCTTGGCACAGGCATTCAGTGAGTAGGACTCGAGTTTGTGCTCACGCTTGATGTCCTGGAAAAGGTCAAAGACGTAGCGGCCAACCATAGGGACCATCTTGAGCTCGTTGCTACCCAGAGCGCTCGAGGCCAGATGCTTGATTGTGAGTTCTGAGGGCAAGTCTGTGCGGCGGCCCCAGAGCGTCTCGACGCCGAGACGACTCGCACGGACAAAGAGAAACTCGAGATCGAACCCGAATATGTTCCAGCCTGTGATGATATCTGGGTCAATCTCTGCCAGATACTTGCCGAAAGCCTCGAGGAGTTCCCGCTCAGTCTCAAAGGACTCGCAGTCGGGCCCGTCAGTCTGCTTAAGACAAAGGCACTTCTTCGTGGACTCGCCTCCCTGGCCAAAATGGGCAGTCGTCATACCAATCTGGAATACACAGTCTCCTGGAATCTTGGGATCGGGGAAGTTTCCCGTGCTCGAGTAGCACTCAATATCAAACGACATCACCTTCAGGGGAGCAATCGAGTCCTTGTCCTTCAAGGGAGTAAAAGTCCCACGGAAGTTTAGGTCGCAGCGTGTATCTGGGTCGTCCATATCTTCAGAAACCTGAATCCAGCCTGTGCTGGTACAGCCAGACACGTGCATGAAGCGTAGGACTGGGTCAAGATTTGCTTCGTAAATCTTCCATTTTTCACGCTGAAGAGAATACATTGCCGAGCGAAACTCTTTGAAGGTTCGGAAGGTCAGTTTGGCAAAGCGCGTGCGGGCACCGTTCTGAAAGCCCCACAGATCCTTGGCGCTAAGGTACTCGATCTTGGCTCCACGAACCTCTGGAATATCTGCTCTCATTTTTACAAAAAAGTACGGTTCGAAGACGGTACTGGCAGCCACTGACTTGCCGTCTTCGGTCCGACCATAGGCCCGTACGATGTACTGACCAGCCTCATCATCGTATCCTTCCCAGGCGATTGCTTGAAAGGTTACCATTTTGTTTATTTTTTAGAGTTTGTTCTTTCTAAGCCCCCGTGGACCCAAAGCCGCCATCGCCGCGCTCAGTCTGAGCGAGGTTCTCGTTGGCCACCTCGACCACATCAGGGGTCACGCACGACTCGAGAATGAGTTGAGCGATCCGGTATCCGGGACGGATCACAAAGGGCTGACGGGTGTCGAGGTTCTGCAGGACCACCTTAATCTCGCCCTGATAATCTGGGTCGATGACTCCAGCCAGTGTGTCCAGACCGTGCTTTACGGCAAGTCCAGAGCGAGGTGCAATACGTCCATAAGTTCCTTGTGGGATCTGGACGCTAATGCCGGTCGCGACAACGACCCTATGACCAGGAAGGACGACATAGTTGTCAATACTGAATAGGTCATAACCAACCGCTCCGGGGGTGGAACGGACTGGAAGAGTTGCGTGAGTAACAAGACGTTGAACATTGAGGGCCATTCTAATAGTTAAGGATCTCTGATCTTTATATAATAGATGGCCAGTTTCCACACCAAGACTTTTACAAAACACGATGACTACATGACACCCAAGTCAGCATGGGAGGCTGTCCAGCAGTTTATTCCAAAAGACAAGGTCATCTGGGAGCCCTTTTATGGCGATGGGCGCTCGGGCCAGCTTCTGAGAGAGATTGGCTTTCAGGTTATCCACGAGGACGAGGACTTTTTTCAGACCAACAAGGGGGACATTATTGTGAGTAATCCTCCATTTACGATGGTCCCAGACGTCCTCAAGCGCCTGGTCGAGATCGGCAAGCCTTTCATGCTCATTATGCCAAGTCCAAAGATCTGCACGCAGTACATGCGCTCGCTATTCGCCAAGACCGAAGACCCTATCCAAATCATCATCCCGCGAAAGCGCATCCAGTTTGTGAAATTGGTCAACGGGGAAGTTCCAGAGAATTATGAAAGTAAATGTAATTTTGACTGTTTTTATTACTGCTGGAAAATGGGACTTAAGAGGGACATTATATGGCTAGATAATTAGGATGTCACGATGTCTTCTTCTAGATGTTGATGGTGTTTTGTTGCGTAATAAACCCCTTCTTGAACACGTCAAGCATAATGCAGTGCGTTATGTCGCCAAAAAGTTACCAGATTGTCCTGACCCCGAAGAAACGAACAAAGTCTTGTACTTGTCACATGGACACACAGCCAGGGGGCTAAAGAGTGCGTTTGGCATAGACGCTTCGGATTTTAACGATTTCGTCTATGACAAGAGTCTGATGACCCATCTGATGGATATTGTAGGATCTAATGAGTTTCGGCTCGATGCCGAAACGGTCCATTCCCTGACTGAACGTGGATGGCCAGTGACTCTGTTTTCAAACGCGCCTTATCAGTGGGTTCGTCCAGTCGCTCTTGCCATAAATGACCAAGTCAGCATTCGGTGCCCAGGACCCGACACTTCCGTGGCCAACTTCAAGCCGGACCAGTCTTTTTACAAAGAGTTTGACTCGGCCTGTGATTCTTATTACTATGTAGACGACTCTCTTAAGAACCTCGGGGCCGTGCGCGCCTTTCCGAACTGGCGCCCGATCCACTTCACCGAACGCAAAGATGTGCGCCTCTGGTGTCCGCAGGTGAGCTCATTGCCCGAGTTGGCCCTTAGCCTAGGGACCCTTAGATAATATTGTATATTTATAATATGACCATCAAACGAGGCAAGAACGCAAATAAACTCCTTCGTGATCCAAAAGTCTATAATAAAGCAGTAATGATGTCTGCAAATCTCTTTATGGTTCCAACTGAAGCTGTTCGCAGATACATCACAAGTAAAACAAACAGGCGATATGTCGTCCTCGATAATGCCGGACGCTTCAGGGGGTTCGCAGCAGTCAAAAACTTTACAAATTATCTTCAACTGGAACTCATCGCCGCCAACACGCGGAAGAACAAACGCCCTCCAGCGGGTCAGCCAGGCTGGGGGACACGCCTTATGAATGCCATTAAAAATAACGCAAAAAAGTTAGGATTAAAACGCGTAGTTATTCATGACCCAGTACAAAATGCAAAAGCGTTTTACAAGAAAAGGAAATTCTGCAATATGAGTAACACAACTGGAGGCTGCGAGCGCATGAAACTCAATCTCTCCCCAAACGTCACCTCAAAGCGTAAACTTTCCCCAATCAACGAGTCACCTCGCCCCAGGAAAGTCGTCCCTGGCCGCGCTCGTAGGCACGTACCCTCGCCCTCGCCCTCGCCCTCGCGCTCACCAACGGCCAAGTTACGGCGCGAATTCGCACGTCAGCGTTCGGCTAGCGCCTCGCGGGGCTGATGCGTTTACTATTTTTTATAATCTTTTCAAGAACATTTCGAGGAAGAATATTTCTAAGCTGATGGATTGTGGCAGCTATACGACGATTCATAATTGGTTTACGCAGACGGACTGCTGCTTTGCGCGCAGCACTATTAACGCGCGCGGTCCGTGAAGGACTCTTGCGACGAGCCTGGCGCCTCGCATTTTCGCTCTCTATCCCGCGATAGGCCACTGCACGTAACCTATTTATATGCGCCTTTTGTGCATTAGTCTTTCCGTTCTTAATATTCATAATGTTCATTTCAATCCTGGCAAGCCGCCCCTGACCCTCGTTATTACGCGCGCGATATTCACGTCGGGCCAACTTTATAATCTTATTGTTCAACGACATTTACTCTAAGACAATAAAATTGTCCCACCGACAACAGCGCCAATCCCCGCAATCTGTTTGAGACCGATGCTCTCTTTCAAAATGAGAACCGCCAAGACTGCTACAAAAACGGGAACTGTTGAGGTCAGTGCAGTCACGAGTGATATTTCACCATGGTGAATAATACTAAAATAAAGAATGTTGGCCAAAAAGCCAAAGACTGTCGCGGCCAGTATGGCCAAGACCACTGGAACGGCCAGACTTCGCATCTCTGTACTTAGGTGTTCACCATGCCACCCTATGTACATAAGTGTCAAGGCAAAGTATATTACTGAAGAAATTACTAAAATCATGTGGTGGCTAAGATTCTTGACGGCGTGTTTCTGTATCACGACCTGAAGAGCCGTAAGGGCCGCAACTGTCAAAGCAGGTATAACGATGACATTAACCATTAAGTTTTACAAAGTTTATTTTTCTATACATTATCACATTCGCCATGTTCCCTAGGATGTGAACCAGACAATGAAGTATGATAGTCTGATAATATCTATTTACAACATAACACATAATTGCTGCTTGGGTCAGAATCAAAAAATACAATTGGTTTTCCGAGTAAAAAGATGTGTAGGTGTTTAGAACACTACACGACGAAACCGTTGCTATATCCATGTTACGCCTGAATCCATATACGGGATATCTCCAGTAGTTTAGGGAAGTACCAACTATGGCCAATGAACACAAAGAGCCCTTCATGTCCCCTTTCCATGCGGCCGCGACGGTGGTTAATAACGTGAGTAAACTCGTCTTGAGAAAGACATCACTTTGTTCCTTGGGACATGTCCTCATTGTCTTTTACAATCCCAAAAACTTTATAATTTGACTTCGAGTGCATGCGAGCCAGTGAAAAATCTCACCCACGATGAATGTCCAGATCATGACAATCCAAAAACTTTTAAAATTAAATATTTTGAAAATTCCAAAAGCCAAGAGGACCGTCACCACCGTGTCGACAAGGGCGATGTTGAGAATAGGGATCCGCCACCGATGGACACCCGTTCCTGGCGCGCCAAAAATATTCTTATATGGGCACTTTCCCATTATTATTATACGAGTAGATAATAGATGGGCAACTGGTATCAGTTGTTTTCATACTGGGGATACGGCCTAGGGCTTCTGTGGGCTGCAGGCCTTCCCGTTCCAAGTCCAAAATTAATTTTATTTTTAAATTTTTTGTTTATAGTTTTTGCAGGGATCGTGCGTTTGTTGATGCGCAAGCGGATGGACCCTGGAGTTTCGGCTTTTATTCTTGTGACTCACGGTTTGGCAGCATGGCTCGTGCGCAAGGCACCCATAGATATCCAGGGATCTTTGATTGTTTTCCTTTTGTACAATTTGAGTCTGATCCCTCAGGGAACAAGCCTTATTGGCCAGTGGCGTGAACTATGGGTCGAGCCACCAAAGAGTTTAGGAGATTACCTAAAGAGTAGGGGCCTTTTGTAAGTAACTATGTGCGGAATCTACATGTGTACCGCAGGCACAAAGCCCCCTGAGCACGTCCTCAAGCACCGAGGGCCAGACCAGTATGTAAATATGGACGGAATGGTCATCTGGCGACTGGCCGTAAATGGTGGTCTAGAGGGTCTTCAGCCAATCGAGCACAACGGCAAGTGGATTGTAGCCAATGCCGAAATCTACAACTATCTTGAACTTGGTGGATTTGAGGGCCTCTCCGACTGCGAGGTGATCCTGCCCGTTATTGAGGAATATGGACTTTCCCGAGCCTGTGAACTCTTCCGGGGCGACTTTGCTTTTGTGTATACAGATGGTGTAGACACTTGGGCAGCACGCGACTCGGTCGGTGTCCGTCCCTTGTTCTATTGTCGTCACGCCAAGGGCATCGCGTTCGCCTCAGAGGCCAAGGCGCTACTCCAGTTCCACCGCCGTGTAGACATCTTTCCTCCCGGACACTTGTATGATTCCCGTCTGGACAAGTTTATTTGCTGGTCTCCTAATTACTGGCCTTGCCCGCGCGATGACACCGACGAAGCCTTTGTACAGTCTCATATTCGTCACCTCTTGACGGAGGCGGTGGACCTGCGTGTCCATGCGGGCCGACCTGTAGGTTTCTTCTTGAGCGGAGGCCTCGACTCTTCTATCGTGGCAGCCCTTGGAGCGCAGAAACTTGGGAAGATCAAGACATTTTCCATTGGACTTGAAGGAGCCCCAGACCTCCTGGCCGCGCGTGAGATGGCCAAGTTTATCGGCTCTGAACACACCGAGGTTCACTTCACGGTCGAGGTGGGTCTCAAGGCGCTCAAGGAGGTCATCTGGCACCTGGAGACTTATGATACGACGACCATCCGAGCCTCCGTGCCAATGTATCTCTTGAGTAAGTATATCAAGGAGAATACTGATATTCGAGTCATTCTGAGTGGAGAAGGCTCGGACGAACTCTTTGGAGGCTATCTGTACTTCCACTCGGCGCCGAGTGTCGACAAGTTTCGGACCGAGACGAACCGCCTTGTTCAGGATGTACATATGTTCGATGTTCTCCGAGCCGACCGCACAACGGCCGCACATGGCCTGGAGTTGCGGGTCCCCTTCTTCGATCGGGACGTGATAGACTATGTGATGGATGGTTTCAGCACGGAGCTGAAGATGCCCCGGGACGGCTGCGAAAAGTACCTCTTGCGCAAGGCATTCGAGGACTTGTTGCCCCGAGAGATTGCCTGGCGCCAGAAGAACGGTATGAGTGATGCCGTTGGTTATGAGTGGGCTACGGCCCTCCGAAAGCTTGGAGAGGCCAAGTACCAAGAGATTTTTAGTTCTCACTTCAAGGGATCCTTGGACCATCTGGTTCCCTATAAGTGGATGCCGCGGTGGGTAGAGGCGACCGACCCAAGCGGCGCCCTGCTCCCTGTATTTCATCCATAGTAAGCCGTTGATAAAATTAATATAGTAATACAGAAAGAACAAGCAAAAACATCCCTGAAAAAATGATAATTTCTAACTGGGACGGGCATGGGCACGGGGACGAGAATCTGACTCTCAACATCCTGGACCATCCTGAGATTTTCGTGCGCGGCCCTGCACATCGGGCACGAAAGTTTCACCTTCATACATTTCACAAGACACTCAACGTGCATAACCTTCTTACAGCATCCGAGCGTCGCAAGAGTTCCATCAAGTTCGGACGTACATATAGGACACTCTTCACGCTCCATATACTAAAGATTGTGATCTTATTTTTAATAAGATGGATATGTTTCCTCGTTCAGAGGAAGGTCACATCATAGAGTTCTACCAGTTGGGAGACTTTTGTAAAGATCTTGATAAAAAACGGAGAATCAATCCAATGGGAGAGAATGTATACCTTTTACCCGACGGACGTATCGTCCGTGATGAGGACAAAATAATAGCGGCCCAAGAGATATGGAAGGAGCGGGCCTATGCGCCTCCTGGAACACTTTTCGCCAAGAGAGGATACATGTACAACAAAACTTTTAAAAACTTTAGTAATATTAAGAATGAATATTCATAATGCCGCATGGAACGGAGACATGAATAGGGTCAGGACTCTTTTGAACCAAGGAGTCAGCCTGAATTCTGTGAATCGGGCCCATAATCACACCCCTCTTGTGATTGCGGCGAAGCGCGGGCATTTGCCCCTTGTGAAATACCTCGTCAACAAAGACGCGTCAAGAAAAAAGAATATTCAAGATGCTTTTATAGCAGCCCTCGGGCGCACCTACTTTCCAAAAAATAAATTCAACAAGAATATTGCTTGGAAAAATCACACTGCTATAATCAAATACTTGATTAACAAAGGTGCGAAAGTGAATGGGAACAAAAACAACAACAAAAACACGAAACACCCGCCGCTCCTGGTTGCGGTGACGCGTGGTCGTTCTGGCATGAATAATATTAATATTAACAAATTACTTGATATACTCGTTAGGGCGAAGGCGAAAAACAAGGGCTATCTCGAGAAATATCCTAATAGTCGTGAACGGAAGCTCATAGATAACGCAATCATGAGAAACAACAAGCGAAAAAATTCTCGTAGTGAGGCGATTTTGGCCCTTCTGAGTTTCAAGGGTAACCACGGGAGAATGGATCCCCATGTTGCGCATTTGATTGCCAAGACGGCTGGATATTAAAGATTTCTTACGCATGGTAGATATGGAGGGTTGGATCGCCGTGACCCGCACAACGACGCTCGGCCAGAAGCCTCGGCGCGTAACTCTAAAGAATAAGAATTATGTTGTTTGGCGTGATGATAAATACACCCCTCGCATTCAATCAGATGCGTGCAGGCATCGCGGTGCGTCCCTGTCCACAGGCAAGGTCCGTGACGGTTGCGTGGAGTGTCCATACCATGGCTGGAAATATACAGAATCATCTGTCACCCAGCCCTGGTCCAGCACGCCCGAGTATTTAATTAATGAATTCACCACATTGGAAAAGAATGGACTTTTGTGGGTCTGTCCATCTGGTCTTCAGGGTCCAGAACCGCCTGATATTCCTCATGCGAACACACCTGGATTCAACACCGCCTGGTTTGAGACGACCATCAAGCAATCGGCCCAGTTGATCATCGAGAACGGCATAGACCCTTGCCACGCTTCGTGGGTCCACGCAAACCCCCTTGGATTTGGGAGCGACTCTGAGAGGCCAACGAATGTAATTCATTTAGGAAATACCATCGAGTTTGATTATGTCCCGAACAAGGATGGAATTTCTACCAGGTTCTTTGGTCTCGACACGACCAAGAATTTCCACAAGTTTGTCTTGCCCTATACGACGTGGTCCGACGTGATTATCCATGGGGGAAAGATCCTCACGACATACGTGACGCTGTGCCCTGTATCAGACACTGAAACTAAGATGTTTGTAGGATTTTCCCAAAACTTTGGGGTTCCTTCAGAACTCTTCATCCTCATGGGCAAGGCGATAGTAGAGCAGGATCGCGCAATTCTTGAAAACATAGACCCTTCTTATAGGTACAAGGGAATCCCAGGTGAGCACGATGACCTGGTTGAGATGTACCGCAAGTCTCTTCAGGGTCTAGTGTTTCGTTGAAATCCCCGGAGGCGTGCCATGTACCTGTTATACTGCTTCATATTTGCGGACGCCTTCGCGGCCGAAGCACCAAGGCGCGTAGGTTTTATACCGACCAGAATAGTCCCGTTAGGATTTATGACGCCCAGGAACTTGTTGTTAGGAAGGTGTTTCTTGCGAGCCAAAAAGCCGCGCAGGGCTGCCAGAATCTTCTTGGAGGCTGTGTTTTTTTGTAAGTTGGAGTTATTAAACAACGGCTGACGAAGAACTGGAGAACGACGGAGACTGCGTGGCCTTGGCCGCGTCTGCGGCCGCCACGCGGCGAAAGGGGCACGATAGCCTGGCTGGCCTCGCAGATTGGGACGAAGAGTTGGAGAACGACGGTTTGGCGACGGTGAGCTCCGGTTGGCGGCTGTCCGAGTGTTGAAATTTACACGACGGGCTGGTGATCGGGGGCTGTTCGGCATTTACTTTATATATATAGAAATTTATGAGACTGAGTAAAAACTAGGTTCTGTGCCCTCGGCTCGCGTCTCGGGAGCATGAATCTTTCAGACTCAAACACAATGGACCCCATCGCCTCTATCGAGCAAGAGATTGCGTCTATCCGCCAGAAGGAGATTGACCTGCTTAGTAAGCGCGACTACCTCCTCATCAAAGAGGCCGAGAAAGAGGTCAGGGCCTCCATTCCCTCTGCAGCCACAGAGATTGCCAAGGCTCTTATCGCCGTCTACAAGCAGAATGAGGATGGCCCGAGCATAGACTGCCTCTTTTGGATGCAGACACCTGAGGTGAATACGGCGGGGCTTCTGCAGATGGCCGAGTGGCGCGATGCGGAGACAATCGAGATATTCTGGAAGAATGGCGCTGATGTGAACGCCAAGGACGAGGATGGCTTCTCAGTCCTTGAGATGGTCCTTCAGGGACACGACGGGTATTGGCGGGGAGACTCGTGTCATTGGAACCTAGAGGTATTCCAGGTTCTGGCCAAGTACAAGGTAGTTAGGGATGTTCCGCACGCGTGGATAATCACCGAGTCCTGTTACGGAGCCCCCAAGTATGTTCGAGACTTTCTAGGACTAGATGACGATGAAGATGTGTAAAAATTTACTTCATTTTTAGCCTAGACTTAACCTTATTAGTATTATTCCCAACCTTGAAAACTGAGTTTCTTGTATTTGTAGGATGCGA